TCAGGCCTCGATCTTGAGGAGCTTGATCGCATCGCTGTCCAGCACCTGCCCGCCAACGCGGCGGGTGGCATAGAACTGGACGTAGGGCTTGTTGGTGTAGGGATCGCGCAGGATCGTGGTCTGGCGGCGTTCGGCAATCAGGTAGCCCGCCTGGAAATTGCCGAAGGCGATCGGGCACTGGCCGGTGGCCACGTCAGGCATGTCCTCGGCTTCGATCACGGCATAGCCCAGCAGGCGGTCGGGCTGGCCTTCGATCAGGCCCGGCTGCCACAGGAACGCCCCGTCCGAGGTCTTGAACTTGCGCACCGCCGCCAGCGTGGACGCGTTCATCACCCACACCGCGCCCTGGCGCAGCGGAGCCTTGAGCTGGCAGACCAGATCGATCAGCCGCGCTTCGGGAGCGGCATCGAACCCGGCGGCATTGCCCGATCCGATGTACTGGAGAGCACCGAACGTGCGGGCGGCATCGCTTGCGGTGCTCTGCGTGGCGGCAAGAAAGCCCTTGGGCCGGTTCACGCCGTTGCCGTTGATGAAGGCGGCACCTTCGGCCCGTGCGAACTCGGTGGCGATTTCCCCTGCCAGCCAGCCTTCCAGATCGAACGCCGCATCATCGAGCATCGCCTGCGTGGCCGATGGGTTGGCGTAGAGTTCGCCCATCGGCGGCGCGATTTCGGCAAGGCGCGGGCTGGCCGTTTCCGGGCGCGGGCCAGTTTCGCTGACCCAGCCCGAAGCGGTGCCGCCGGTGGAGATCAGGCGGCGGAAGCCGGCAGTACCGGTGCGCACCACATTGGCCACCGCGCGGATCGGGCTGATTTCCACCAGACGGCTGGCGATCATCGTGTCGATTTCCTGCGGCACGGCATAACCGCCATCCGCACCGGTCGCCGCCGAAAGCGATTTCAGTTCCGTTTCGCGGCCGTGGCGCAAATAGCCATCGACAAAGCCCTTCACTTCCGGCCCGGCCATGGCGGTGCCGCCATCGAGCATCGGGCGGGCGGCGGCACGGCTGACCTTGTCGAGCCGCCCCTTCACTTCGTCCACATCGCTGCGCAACGCCGCCAGTGCGGCGCCCTGCGCTTCCTGGCGCTCGACAATGTCGAACGAGGCGGCAAGGGTGGTATCAGGCGCATCGGCTTTCAGTTCGATATCCATGGGGTTCAACGTCCTTTCTTCTTGAACAACAGCCACCCCATGGGGCGGCCAGGCGGAAAAGCGGTCAAAGCGGGGAAGTGGCGGGTTGCGGCGCGTTGCGCGCCACGTAGTGGACGCGCGCCAGCGGCTGCATCGGACGGGTAACCAGGCTGACTTCGAAGATGTCGACAGCGGCCAGTTCGCGCCCGTCGGGCAGCGCGCGCCCTTGTTGCACGCGGTATCCGAACGACAGGCCGTTGACCGCGCCGGCAGTGAGCGCGCGCGCCGGGTCGGATTGCGGATCAGTGATCGTGGCGATCACCCGCAGTCCGCGCGTGTCCTCATCGGCCAGGTCGATCCAGCCGATCTGCCGGTCGGTGCGGTGCTGCCACAGCAAGGGCAAGCGCAACCCGTCGGCCAGCTTGCCGATCAGGCTGGCGCGGAAGGCGCCGGGCAGGATCGTGTCGCCGCCGCTGTCGCGCTTGCGGAAGATGGCGGCGTAACCGGCAAAGCGCAGCGGCGCGCGCGCCGTTTCGGGGACGAGCGTGATCATCGCACAAGGTCTCCCGAACCGATCCGCACCGCGATGGCGAAAAGCAGCAGCGCAAGCACCGCGCGCACCACCCATCCCACGGCGGCTTTCCACGCGCTGGCCTTGGCATCGCGCCAGGCGCTCAAGAGCTGGCGCAGCTCTGCCAGGTCGGTGTGGGCGTCCTCGTCGGCCAGACCCATGCGGGTAAGCACCCGCGCCGCGCCAAGGTCGGACGCTTCTTCAACGATGGCGCGCAGGGTCACCAGATCGGTGCCTTCGTCGCCCGCTTGCGCGATCAGGCGCGCCAGCATGTCCTCGCGGTTCATGCCCGCACCTGTTCAAGGCCAAGCATGGCGCGCTTTTCATCGTCGCCAAGGAAACCAGCGGCGCTGACTTGCGCCCACAGCCGTTCGCGGTCTTCGGCCAGCGCGGGCACCCGGTCGAGGTCCACGCCCAGCGCGGCGTCGGCAAACCAGGGCCGCAGCCCTTCGGCCAGCGCAGCCAGGATCTTGCCCGCCACCGGCAGCAGCGTCAGCCGCCACAGCGCCCGGTTGGCTTCGCGGTAGTTGGCATAGGTGTTGTCGCCGGGAATGCCGAGCAGCATCGGCGGCACACCAAAGGCCAGCGCGATGTCGCGCGCTGCGGCCGATTTCAGCGTGGCGAAATCCATGTCGGCGGGGCTGAGCGCCAGGCTTTGCCAGCGCAGCCCGCCTTCGAGCAGCATCGGGCGTCCGGCATTGCCCTGCCCGGAATAGGCGGTTGCCAGTTCCGCCTTGATCCGTTCGAACTGGTCGGTGGTCAGCGCCGCGCCGGGATCGCCGGGGTCATAGACCAGTGCGCCCGATGGCCGCGCCGCGTTTTCCAGCAGCGACCGGTTCCAGCGCGCGGCGGCATTGTGGATCGCCACTGCTTCTTCAGCCGCTTCAAGGCAGCCTGCGCCATAGTGATCGTCGAGCGGGTGGAAGTGGCGCACGTGGATCAGATTGGGCCTGCCCAGATCGTCCACCGCCTCGATCCGCAGCGTGCGTTCGCCGACCTTGTAGGCAAAGGCGGCGGGCCAGCCGCCCGCATCGGGAATCACCGTTACCCGTTCGGGGCGCAACGCGAACAGTTCCACCGGGGTGCCATCGGCATCGCGCAGCACCTGGACATAGCCATTGCCGTGCAGTTGCAGGTGCGCCGCCAGCGTTTCCAGCAGCGGCTGGCCCGCGCTCGTTTCATTGACCAGCGCCAGCAGTGCCGGGTCGGAGGCCCGCACCGGGGCGGAGCCGACGCCTTCGGCCACCAGCCGGACCGCGCGCTGGGCCACCGGGTTGCGCAGATAGGCTTCGCGGATGGCCACGGGATAGTTGATCGGCCCGCGCGCCGGTTCGCCGCGCCAGTCCGCCGCGGTTACCCAGGGCGAAACGAAAGTGCGGCCAAGCGGCGCGCGCGGAGTCACCGCATCGCCCTTGAAGGCGGCGGCCAGCGATTGAAGGAAGGACATGGTCTGCCTTTCGTAAGGAAACGGGATCGGTTGCGCGGGGCGCTGCCGGTCAGTCGAACCAGATGCGCGGTTCGCTGGTCTGGCCCAGCATCAGTTCGGTCAGCGCCCAGACGCAGGCATCGGCGCGGTCGGGCGATCTGCCCGGCCCTTCGTAGGCACCGCCCGGCATCAGGCCGCACAGTTCGTCTTCCAGCCGGGCGAACAGCCCGGCGTGGCGCACCCGCCCGCTTTCATAAAGGGCGGCCACCGGCTCGGCCCGCGCCGTCTTGCCGCGGCTGGCGTGGACAAGCCGCAAGGGAAGGGTCGTTTCCGCCGCGCGCAGCACGGCGCCGACCATCTCTCCCCCCTGGTTTGCCTCGGCCACCACCCGGTCCGCAGACCAGAGGCGCGCGGCATCCGCGACGGCGCGGGCCCATCGCTCAGGGCTGGCCCGTTCAACCGAACAGTCGGCCAGCACCCGTGCGATCCTGTCATCCCCGATCCCGCACACCACGATCCCGCAGGCATCGCCATGCGCGCTCGCGGGCGGATCGACCCCGATCACCACGCGGGTCATCGGCGGGGCGCCGGGTTCGCGCCCGCGCTCGATCAGCGCGCGCGTCCACAGCGCGCCCGCCAGATCCGCGATCATCTCGCCGTGCAGTTCCTGCCGCCCCAGTGTGGTCCCGGCGAAGCTGGCCTGCATCGCTTTCAGAAAGCGGGCGGGCAGGTTGGCGGCGTTGTCGAACGTGCTGCCGCGCGTCAGCGCCACCGCGCCCCCGCCGCTTTCGTCCATGATCCGGGCGACCAGCGGCACCGGGCGCGGCGTGGTGGTGGCAACAAGGCGCGGGTCGCTGCCCAGCCGCAAGCCCATCAGCAGGTTGTCCCATGTCGCCATGGCGCGGTTCGATCCGCCCTGCAGCGGGCCGGTGTCCCACTTGGCCACTTCATCACACCAGGCGTGGCTGTGCTGCGGCCCGCGCAGGGATTCCGGCTCGCCCGCCGAATAGAGGTGCGCCTGCGCCCCATTGGGCCAGACCAGCCGCCGGACCGACGATTCATAGACCGGCCGCCGCCATGGCGCGCCGATCGACAGCAGGCCGCTTTCGCCTTCGACCATCACGCTGCGCGCTTCGTGCAGCGATGCGGCCACCAGCGCGATGCGCGCCTGCGGATCGGCTTCGGCCTGCGCGCGCACCCATTCGGCGCCCAGACGGGTCTTGCCGAAGCCGCGCCCGGCCATGACCAGCCACACCCGCCAGTCGCCCGGCGGGGCGTGCTGTTGCCGCCTGCCCCACAGGTGCCAGTCGTATTGCCATTCCAGGCACTCCCTGGGGTCCAGCGTCTTGAGGAAGGCTTCGATCTGCGCGTCGCTGGCATCCAGCATCCATTCCAGCGGATCGCGCTCAATCATCAGCCGGGTCCGCCGCTTGCGCCGGTTCGGCGCGGATCGGCGTGGCGCGCCGGCTGGCCTGCACCTCGTCGCGCAGGCGGGAAAGCTTGGTGTAAAGCGACTGGCGCACCGTTTCGACATCGGCGTTTTCGCGGATCGCGCGTTCGCGGGCCACGGTTTCGCGGTGCTGCGACAGCAGGCGCAACGCGGTGGCGTTATCGAACTTGTGCTCGCCATCGCGGGCTTCGCCAAAGCGCAATCGGTACAGCACTTCGATCTCCAGCAGGTCATAGCCTTCGCACAGCGCCTCGCGCCAGCGCCTGGCAAAGTCCGGTTCGGCGCGCTTGAGCTTGTAGGGCCGCGAAGGGTTGACCCCGGCAGCGGCCGATGCGGCGGTGACATTCGATGTTTCGGCCAGCGCGGCGAGGAACGCGGCCTGCCAGTGGCGGTTGTTCTTGGTTTCCGTCGCGGTGAGCGCGGCACTGATGCGCGTCCGCCGCCTGGGGGCAGGCGCGGCACGGGTCGGCTTGGCCAT